AGAAACATGCTGGTGTTAAAACCAAAAACCGAGATGTACGAGATCCAGATAGGGAGTTCAAGGCAGCAATGCACAGGACTCCTGATGGAGCGTACGGATTCCCGTCTGGAGGTATTAAGAAATGTCTACTCAATGCCGCTCATAAAGATATAGGTATTGAAAAGACGTTACTGAGAAAGTCCCTATTCATAATCGCGGATGCCGATAGTGAGTCAGGCGAACCCCTCTGCCTTATGGATACGACTGATCCAATCATGCGTGAGGATGTGGTGCGCGTGGGTCAGGGATCTACTGATCTGCGGTATCGGCCAGAGTTCAAAGACTGGTCTATAGAGTTAACGCTACAGTATGACGGCGAGGCTCTTACACCTGAGAACATCCTAAACATATTTCAACGGGCTGGATTCGGAGTAGGTCTAGGTGAGTGGAGACCTGAAAAAGCTGGGGAGTATGGTAGGTTCGCAATCGACACAGACTTTCCCATAGAGACTAGGGAGATTGTACTGTGAGTCTACCTAATGCTGATGTTGCTTGGAGAAAGGGGGTCAGATTTCGGTCTGATCCTGCTCAAGTGTTAGAGGTAATAGAAGAGCTAAATGTGGCACATGGGGGCTATGCCCCCGACGGGTCGTTGGTGGAGGTAGCACGCGATCCTCAAAACTTCTTACACGGTGACTTTGAATGGAACGATTCAGTGGCTGGCGAGAAGTACCGCCTGATGACTGAGAAGAGTATGAAGCGCAACCTTGTGTTTATATCCCATTCTCCTGTCCCTGATGCGCCACCAAAAACTATTCGTGTGCTACAACGCACAACGATAGATACCCCCCAAGGTTCGCAAAAGGTTTGGATGTCAACCGTTGACATGCTGGCTGATCCTGAAGGTAGGGACAAAATACTGAAGACAGCGAAGCGTGAGTTGGATTCGTTTGTAAAGAAGTACGAAGACCTTTCTGAGTTAGCCGATATATTGTCACCCATTAAGAAGTTTCTAGGAAACTAATCTGGCAGGTTAGGTAGGGCGGGGCGGGGTGGGGTCTGGTTTGGCGAGGTATGGTTTGGTATGGCAGGTATGGTTGGGTCCGGTAAGGTAAGGTTTGGTACGGTAGGGTTAGGTTCGGTTAGGTTTGGCAGGTGCGGTAAGGTACGGTATGGTCAGGCGGGGTCGGGTGAGGTACGGCAGGGTACGGTATGGCAGGTCGGGCGGGGTATGGCGTGGTGAGGTAAGGTCTGGTGAGGTACGGTTTGGCAGGTATGGCATGGCGGGGTTCGGCAGGGTGAGGCATGGTCTGGTTCGGTATGGTGAGGTGAGGCAGGTAAGGTTAGGTTAGGTTATGTTAGGTATGGTTGTGTTTGGTTAGGTAGGGTTTGGCAGGTATGGTTTTACAAGGAGAAGTAAGTGAATGACGAGCAGACAGAAAACTTGGTGCGTGCTGTGGAGAACATGGCACGTAGTTTGGAGAGCATAAGCCAGAACATCGATAGACTGTTTGGATTACTCGAACAAAAACTAGAGGATGAGTAGATTGTTAGGGAACTCCCTAACATTTAATTTCTGCGCGACATGATACCAGTTCCCAAGGAGAACGCATGACCCCTGAAGCTAAAGTGAAACGCAAGGTGACCGAGCAACTTAAATTGATCGGCGCGTATTATTTCTTTCCCGCAACAGGCGGGTACGGTAAGAGTGGTGTACCGGACATTGTTGGGTGCTACAACGGTAAGTTTTTTGGAATTGAATGTAAGGCTGGGAAGAACACACCAACAGCTTTACAGCAAAAGAATCTCGATGACATCGCTGCCGTGGGTGGTGTTGCCGTCGTGATAAACGAGAGTAACTGGACGGATGTAATGTTCCTACTAGGGGCTAAGTCTAACGACCCGAACCAATACGAGTTCGATTTTTAGGAGAAGGATGTGAATAAGAGAAGGAAGGTACTTGAGATAATGGCAAAACACCCTAGTTGGGGTGTACGCTTGGTAGCTGAAGAAGCTAAGTGTAGTCCCAGCTACGCGCACTTAGTGCGTCAACAAGTTAAAAAAGCAGAATATCATGCTGCCAAAGCAGATATCGCAGCGGAATCGACAGCAACGGCAACGTCGGTATCGGTACAACCGACCGGAGTAAGTGCAGAGGTGAAAAGAAGTTATGTAGAAACTAACGACCTACCCCCGGCCCCGGTCGAGGTAGTGACCCGAAGCAAGATTCTTAGTACCGCCAAATCGTATATCACGAGGGATAGACAAGCAGATCATGGTGATGCAGAGGATAACTTCTCACGGATTGCTGGATACTGGTCACTGCATACGGGTGTTACGTTAACTGCCACTGATGTTGCGGTGATGATGGCGCTATTAAAGGTAGCTAGGATCAAACAGAACCCCCAGCATGTTGATAACTGGGTGGATGGTGCAGGGTATTTCGCCTGTGGTGGTGAGATAGCAAACCAATAAAAATAGTCCGACCTTTCCAGTGTGTTAAAGCAGACTCAAAATGCGAGTATAACTGACACCGAGGGGGTGCGAAGCCCCTACTTATTATAACAAAAGCTGGCTTCCGTTAAGCGGCAATCTTATTAACTTGTTACTAGGTATATTATGGATCTCATAACGATAGACTTCGAGACGTACTACGATAAAACGTTTTCGTTAAGTAAGATGACAACTGAAGCATACGTACGTGACCCTCAGTTTGAAGTGATCGGTGTAGCAATAAAAGTAAACAATGGACCTACCGAATGGGCAAGTGGAACACATGAACAACTTAAAGAATACTTTGCGGAGTTTGATTGGGGAAACTCTATGGTATTGGCTCACAACACCATGTTTGATGGCGCTATATTGTCTTGGGTATTTGATATTCATCCTAGGGTGTGGGCTGACACTCTTTGCATTGGCCGTGCTATTCATGGGGTGGAAGCTGGGGGAAGCCTCAAGGCGATGGCCGAACGATATAACCTTGGCGATAAAGGAACCGAAGTTCTAAATGCTATAGGTAAACGACGCTTAGATTTCGATGAGGCAGAGTTGAGTCGGTACGGTGACTACTGCATCAACGACGTAGAACTTACATACAAGTTGTTTGGGGTAATGGGTAAGAAGTTTCCACGTCAAGAGCTAAAGATTATCGATCTAACATTACGGATGTTCATCGAACCTATGCTGGATCTAGACCTAGGATTATTAGAGCAGCACCTTGAAGATACCAAAGACCTTAAAGATAAGTTGTTAACAGATGCTGGGGTTGATAAGAAAGACTTGATGAGTAACCCCAAGTTTGCCGAATTGCTTGGGGGGCTAGGCGTTATTGCCCCAACCAAGATAAGCCCCACCACAGAAAAAGAAACGTTCGCTTTCGCTAAGACTGATGAAGCGTTTAAAGCACTGTTGGAACACGAAGATGTGCGCGTACAAACGCTAGTCAGTGCGCGACTTGGTAACAAAAGCACGTTGGAAGAAACACGTACGCAACGGTTTATTGACATAGCCAAGCGCGGACTACTACCTGTTCCTGTTAAATACTATGCCGCACACACGGGACGTTGGGGTGGGGCTGACAAGATTAACCTTCAGAATTTGCCCAGCCGTGGGCCAAACGGCAAGAAACTAAAGAGAAGCATGGTCGCTCCTGACGGATACACGCTAATTGATTGTGATTCAAGTCAGATCGAAGCACGCGTGCTGTCATGGTTGGCAAGACAGGACGACTTAACAGAAGCATTTCGTGTTGGTGATGATGTTTACAAGAAGATGGCGATGTCAATATACGGCGTGAATCGAGAAGAGGATGTTACTAAAGACCAGCGATTTGTAGGTAAAACCACTATCCTAGGTGCCGGTTACGGTATGGGAGCCGTGCGGTTCAAAGAGCAACTGCAATCGTTCGGGTTCGATATGGAGCTGGACGAAGCTCGCCGCGTCATAAACATATACAGAGATACGAACTACCACATTACTCGGTTATGGAAAGACGCCTCTTACACCATAGAAAATATGACCATGAATAACAAAACCCAGCTCGGTATTGGGAACGTGTTAGAGGTATTGCCCGAACAGAACGCAATTAAATTACCGTCTGGTTTGTTGATGTACTACCACGATATAAAGGGCGAACAAGGCGAGAAGGGTATGGAATACACCTATAAAGTACGTCGAGGCCGAAACCGGATCTATGGTGGGAAGGTAATAGAGAACGTATGTCAAGCAGTGGCTCGTTGCATAATCGGTGAGCAGATGTTAAAAATTGCTAAGAAATACCGTGTTGTCTTGACGGTTCATGACTCAGTTGTATGTTGTGTTCCCGAAGCAGAAGTTGCAGAAGCCCAGCGATACATTGAAGAGTGTATGCGTTGGACACCCTATTGGGCTAACGGACTACCAATCAACTGCGAGTCTGGCACTGCCAAGTCTTACGGAGACTGCGAATGAGTCAAGTTGTTGATTTTGAAAAGTATAAAGAGCGGTTCAAGTTACGTAAACGGAGTCGTTTGGTTTATAGGAACGACTTAATACAACAAGAAGACTCGGACATAGTGTTGAGTTCGATTACAGTTGCAGCGTCGAAGGACGAGGTTACTGTGTCCTTAAACCAGTTAGACTTAGGGCAAGACCCACCAACATTTGATACGTTAAGTTTTAATCCAGAAGAGATACCGTTGTTGATCGAAGCATTAATAGAGGTAGATCAGTGTATATCAAAGGAAGAAGATCACTAGATGAGTATTGCACCTTGGTCGTTCAGTAAGATAAAGGCGTTCGAGCAATGCCCAAAGAAGTTTTACCACTTGAAAATTGCAAAGGATTACTCAGAGCCTGAGACCGATGCGATGTATTATGGTACTGCGTTTCATGAAGCAGCCGAACAATACGTACGGGATAACGTACCACTACCACCACAGTTCGACTATGCTAAAGCTGGGCTTGACGCACTGAACGCCAAACAGGGTAAGAAGTTATGCGAGTACAAACTAGGGTTGACTGAAAACCTAGAGCCGTGTGATTTCTTTGCGGATGACGTTTGGTTCCGTGGGATTGCGGACTTGGTGATCCTAGACGAAGAGAACAAACTTGCTTGGGTTATAGATTATAAGACCGGTAAGAATGCTCGCTATGCTGACAAAGGGCAGCTTGAGTTGATGGCACTGGCAACATTCAAACATTTTCCTGATGTTGAAGAAGTGCGCGGTGGGTTGATGTTTGTTGTGTCAAACGAGTTGATAAAAGATACATACCTTTTAGCAAACCAAGGTGAGTTATGGGGTAAATGGTTGGCTGACTACACAACTATGGAGTCGGCTTTTGAGAATGATACGTGGAACGCTAACCCCAGCGGGTTATGTAAAGCACATTGCGTAGTGCTGGAGTGTCCGCACAACGGGAGAAGTTAAATGCCTTACAAAAACAAGTCAGACAGAAAGAAACAAGTTAACAAACCAGTCGATAGCCCTGAGTTCCAGCGTCGTATGGAGCGACAACGCGCTCGACGTGCAATGGATAAGAAAGGCAAAGACGAGAACAACAACGGCAAAGCGGACAAGCGAGAAGGCAAGGACGTTAGCCATAACAAACCACTGGCAAGAGGTGGTAGCAACAAAGACGGTGTAAAGGTAGAGAGTTCGAGTAAGAACCGTAGCCGTAACTTAAAGAGATCACCTGTTGCGAGACAGAAGAAATCTACTAGACGCTGAGCCTGATGCGTCTCTAAAAAACGTACCATAACTTTTTCACACTCGGAAAGGTTTTTATAGTTAGCCATATTGGCCTCCGGTACAAAAATCAGGTTAGTCCAAAGGTAGTTCATACCGATATCGCAGACCTAGCCCCATCTGTGGACGAAGCGGGGCCGTCAGGAGGATACATGAAAATAATAGACAACAAAGCACTACTTTTGCGACTGCGTAATCCGCAAAAAGTAACGACCGTTATACCTGAAAGCAGAGAACTACCTGATAACAAAGTAGTAGTTAAGTGGGGTATAGATGAAGCGCATGTGCTGAAGAACTTAAATATAAAGGTACCTTCACCAATTGAAGGCAAATATAAATGGACGGGTAGATACACCCCGTTTGAACACCAAAAAACTACAGCATCTTTCCTAACACTTAACAAACGCGCCTTTTGCTTTAACGAACAAGGCACTGGCAAAACCGCTAGTGCAATCTGGGCTTCAGATTACTTGATGAATGTAGGGCGAATACGTAGGGCACTTGTGATCTGCCCGTTATCTATTATGGATTCCGCGTGGCGTAACGATCTATTTACTTTTGCTATGCACCGAACGGTTGCGGTTGCGTATGGTTCCGCGAAGAAACGTAGGGAGATAATCAAGGGCGATGCTGATTACGTGATAATAAACTATGACGGTGTAGAGATTGTAATGGACGCCATTATCGACGGCGGATTCGATCTAATTATTGTTGACGAAGCAACCCACTATAAGAATACACAAACCAAACGTTGGAAAACCCTAAACGCATTGCTTACCCCTGAAAAATGGTTATGGATGATGACCGGTACCCCTGCGGCACAAAGCCCAGTGGATGCTTATGGGTTAGCAAAACTTGTTAACCCCGTTGCCGTACCGAGATTCGCTGGTTCTTTCCGAGACCAAGTAATGTATAAGGTAACTAATTTTCGTTGGGTGCCTAAAGAAGATGCAACTGACACAGTGTTCAGGGTTCTCCAACCAGCAATTCGATTCACCAAGGATGAGTGTCTAGATTTACCGCCGATGGTGTATGTAAAACGGGAAGTTGAAC